GTGTAAATCACTTCATATCACCGCATCAAAGCAAATCCACGTCACTCCGACCTATTCGTCAGAATGGTTTATCAACAAGTACGCGACTACCTCGCTGAACGTCTGGCAAATCTCAAACTTGAATGGAAATTATTCCAGTCTTCAGGTGAACGACCTTCAGTCACACTTGAATCTCATCAAGATTCCGACATCCACCGCATTGTCAATTCCTTTAGACATCAGTTTAAAGATGAACAAATTGATCAAATGTACAAAGAGCAACATGATATCATCACTAGCATCCTCAAACAAAAATCCGAACATCAACGCTTCCCCGCTGAATTTAGATTGTTTGACCGACATGAGCTATTTCCACCCCCCGATAACCGCGTTCCCCCATCCGGCATCACACTTCTCCCATGGAAATATAAACCCTCTCGAATTGTCCGCGCTACTAATGAAATTCCCGAATCTGGCTTCTCTGTCCATCCGAAGATCATCCACATCATTGACACTCGCTACCCCCAATATCGTCATTGGATATCACAATACTGTCGTCCCCTCGGCACCACCGACGCAACAGTGAAAGACTTCTTCAAACCGCAATTTCCCTGCGCACCCATCGATCCCGATCGAAAAGCACATATCATGCACCATCTGAAAAAGAAACTTGATGCCTCACCGTATCTACCTCTTCACTTTGTTGACTCGACGTATGACAAGACACCCCTGAACACCGGTACCTCTTACCACAACCGGCATTCGTACGAAATGAACGCACATGCGATGTTCTCGCACCCCAAACAATATGAGAACAAAACAACCTCGAAAGGCTATTTTATCAACGCTTTTCTAGAAACCGCCCGCACTCTAGTTCACCGTATCAAACTTTATGGTGTCCCCTTTTACCGCGACTTCTCCCTTCCACTCAACCTGGATACACTTCGCGCTTTCATCCTTGACCACCCCATTATGCTATGGACCCGTAACCACATCTCTGATCGTGACGGAAACTTAAAACAACGTCCTGTTTACGCAGTTGACGACTTGTTTCTCCGACTCGAATCTATGGTCGCCTTCCCTTTCCTCGTTTCCTGTAGGAAAATTTCATGCTGTATTATGTATGGCTTTGAAACATTTCGCGGCGCCAATCAAGCCATCGACATCCTCGCGAAAGGATTTACCTCCTTTTTCACGCTCGACTGGTCTGGTTTTGATCAACGATTACCTTGGATCATTGTAGACACGTTCTTCACTGACTTCCTTGAATCATTAATCGTCATCAACCACGGTTACCAACCCACATTCGAATGGCCTACATACCCTGACTTGAATGAACAAAAAATGTTCACTCGATTCTCAAACCTTCTCTGGTTTATCCGAACCTGGTACTACAACATGGTTGCAGTATCCGCTGACGGATTCGCCTACATCCGCACCCTCTCCGGTGTATGGTCTGGTATGCTACTCACACAAATCATTGACTCCTATGGTAATATATTTATTATCATCGACGCACTCATTGAATTTGGCTGTTCCGACTCCGAAATCGACGAAATCTTCCTCCTCGTCATGGGCGATGATAACTCCGCCTTCACTCATTGGCAGATCACCCGCCTCGAAGAATTCATCACTTTCGTTGAATCTTATGCACTCAAACGCTACGGTATGGTTCTTTCAAAGACCAAATCTATCGTTACTACCCTCCGCAATAAGATTGAAACCCTTGGTTATTCCTGTAATTTTGGAATGCCCACACGTCCAATTGGAAAGCTAGTTGCACAACTCGCTTATCCTGAGCATGGCCCCATCCCCAAGTACACCAGCTATCGTGCCATTGGCATCGCTTACGCTGCATGTGGCTCAGATGATACATTTCACGACTTTTGTCGCGACGTTTATTATTCCTTCCTCGAAGACGCCACTCCACTTGACCCCGCTTCAATAGAAAACATCACTCGTTACCTTCCCGGTTACATGAGAATTGAAGATTCGCTGGCCGAATCTGTTTCATTTGAAGAGTTCCCTTCCCTCCAAACGGTTCGCAAGAAGCTATCGTCTTGGCAAGGACCACTTAACTTTAGTCCTAAATGGAATCGCGCTCACTTCATCAATGATCCAGACGTAGTTCCTCCAAACGCCAAAACAATCGCTGATTACCGCGCTGAACATAACATTCAACGTGAACCAATCCCCGTTTTGTTTTAGGAGACTCCATCCTTTAGTGTTCCTTTTGTTGTATGGTAACATATTGCAATTTAGTCACTTTTCGTTTACGAAACACCAACTAAAATTTTAAAATACAATAAAAATTTAAAAACAAAATAAAAAAAAC